AGTAACACAATATTATTAAGTCAATCAGGTACTGAGTCTGGAGATAGTGCCAGTCAAACAGGAAACGTCATAAGAATTGGTGCCAACTTATCAATGACTACTGCACAAACAGTATTTACAGTTGGAGACACAGTACGTTTAGGTAATAGTACTATTGGTTACCAACATGCTAAAATTGTAGCAAAGAGTGCTGTACAAGCTGGAGGTAGTCATGCAGGTGGAACTACAACATTTACTGCTAACGTATCATTTACATTAGATCAGAAATATAGACTATCAACTGACATGAGTTCTAACAGTACTGTTGGTGATAGTATTAACTCAGGTGGACTTACACGTTTCTGGGAATACAAAGACAATGTAGATAAGACACCAGGTCAAACTGAATGGTCAAATAACGTAGCAAACAATACAGCTAATGATGAATTACATATAATTGTAGCTGATGAAGATGGTTTAATCACAGGTCGTAAAGGAGAAATCCTAGAAGTATATGAAGGTCTATCAAGAGCTTCTGATGCTAAAAACGAAAGTGGTGAATCAATCTACTACAGAGATGTTATTGATACACAATCTAAATGGGTATGGACTGGAGGAGCAGAGATTAGAGCAACATCTAATGTTAACACTGCTGCACAAACATATTCAAATACAGGTGCATTATTAAACAATCATGTTAATGCCGTAATACCATTTACATCTTCATTCCAAGTTGGTACTTCAGGTACTAATCCAAATGAAACTTCAATTGCAATAGGACAATTAGCAAATGCTGTTGACTTGTTCAAGAGTTCAGAGGATGTTGATGTATCATTAATACTAGCTGGTTTATCCAGAGGTGGTACTAATGGTGAACAGTGGCCAAATTATCTTATAGATAATATTAGTGACTCAAGAAAAGACTGCGTAGTATTCTGCTCACCTGAAAAGGCTGATGTAGTAAACAATATTGGTGGAGAAGCAAATGCTGTTAAAACTTTTGCAGACTCATTAACACCAAGTTCATACGGAGTTATGGATAGTGGATGGAAATATCAATACGATAAGTATAATGATGTTTACAGATACATTCCATTAAATGGTGACACTGCTGGTCTTTGTGTAAGAACAGACGATATAAGAGACCCATGGTTCAGTCCTGCAGGATATAATAGAGGTGTGATGAAGAATGTAATCAAACTTCCATACAATCCAGATAAAGCAGACAGAGATATACTTTATAAAAATAAAGTTAATCCTGTAATAACTCAGCCAGGTCAAGGAACAATATTGTTCGGAGATAAGACTTTATTAGCTAAACCAAGTGCATTTGATAGAATCAACGTAAGAAGATTATTCATTGTTCTTGAGAAAGCTATTTCGACTGCAGCTAAGTACACTCTATTTGAATTCAATGATGAGTTCACTAGAGCACAATTCCGTAATATGGTAGAACCATTCTTACGAGATGTACAAGGCAGAAGAGGTATATTTGACTTTAGAGTTGTATGTGACGAAACAAATAACACTGGAGAAGTAATTGATGGTAACAGGTTTGTAGGAGACATCTACATTAAGCCTGCTAGAGCAATTAACTTCATACAGTTAAACTTTGTAGCGGTTCGTACAGGAGTTGAATTCTCTGAAGTTGTTGGTCAATTCTAAGATAAATAGTTAGGTAAAAGGAGAAGCAATAATGGCTTTTAATATAAACGAAATAAAATCCCAACTAGCTCTTGGAGGCGCACGTCCGTCACTCTTTCAAGTGACATTGACTAACCCTGTAAATGCAGCTGCGGATTTAAAATTCCCGTTCATGTGTAGAGCAGCGCAAATGCCTGCTTCTACATTAGGAACAATCGAAGTACCGTACTTCGGTCGTAAAGTAAAAATTGCTGGAGACAGAACTTTTGCTGAGTGGACAGTTACTTTAATACAAGATGAGGATATGATTATTAGAAACTCTATGGAAGAGTGGTCTAATAGTATTAATTCACATCTAGGTAACTTACGTTCATTTGCTACAGCAAGTCCTACTCTCTATAAAGCAAACGCAACAGTGACCCATTTTGGGAAAACTGGTCTTCCGTTGAGAAATTATACATTCAATGGTTTATTTCCAACAGAAGTAAGCCCTATTGACTTAGATTGGAATACAACAGATACTTTAGAAGAGTTTACTGTTACATTCCAATATGACTATTGGGAGGTTGGTGGTGTTACCGGTAATGCTGGTGGCACATAAATATATAATGAAAATATAAAGGTGAAATTAATATGGCGGAATTATTTGGGTTTGAGTTTAAAAGAAAAGGTGTAAAGACCGAAGAAGATATAGGTTCTTTTGCACCACAGATAGATGACGAAGGTGCTATAACAGTCGCAGAAGGCGGTGCTTATGGTACCTACGTTGATCTAGAAGGCTCAACCAGGACCGAATCAGAACTCATAACAAGATACAGACGTATGGCTTTACAGCCTGAGTGTGAACTTGCTATAGATGATATAGTCAACGAGACTATTGTTTATGGTGAGGAGCATAAGATTGTTGCACTTAATTTAGATAGTGTGAATACTTCTCCTAAGATAAAAGAAGTACTTCGTGATCAGTTTGACG